AAGACCTTGATTGGAGACAGAACAAATGGTAAGATATACTATCTTGACATGAATACTTATACAGATAATGGGCAACCTATTGCGAGGATTCGAAGAACACAGATTATAAATAAAGAAAAAGTTAGTGTATTACATAATCGGATTGAAGTTGAGTTCGAACCGGGAGTTGGACTTGAGGTAGGGGGTGATCCGCAAGCTATACTTAAATGGTCTGATGATGGGGGTAACACTTGGTCAAGTGGTCGGTCGGTTGATATCGGTGAATATCAACAATATGGTGTACGGGCAATCTGGCGGAGATTAGGTAAGAGCCGTAATAGAATATACGAACTCACTATAGAGGAACCCGTGAAAATTATTTTAATAGGGGCATATGCGAATATAAAAGCATGTGCGTTTTAAAAGGGGGTATAATATGATAATTCCAAAATCAATGGTAGATGGTGTAAGTCTGACGAATGCGGCGGTTACATATTATACCGTCGGGGCCGGGACACGGGCGGTTATTAAAAAAGCAACCTTTGTGAATGACGATACAAGTTCGTTGACGGTTACAATTAATCTTGTTCCATCCGGCGGTACCGCCGGGTATGCGAACCGACTGGCAAAAACAAAAACATTAGCCGCTGGTGAAACCTGGATTTGTTATGCTGTGGAAAATCATTCACTTGAGGCAGGGGGGTTTATTTCTATGTTAGCTTCCACAACTGCGAAAGTGGGTTGTAGAATTTCAGGATACGAGGTGACATAATGACGATATATAATATAATGCAGGCCCGACAGCAACAGGCGTTTGATAAAATATCACGACGTAGAGATGTAGAGGACGAACAATGGCGAATAAGTAGAGCCGAAAAAAGAGCAGCCGAAAGACAAGCAAAACAATCAAAAGTTGCCGCATCGCAGCAGAGGGATACCGCTGGTCGGATGGAAAATATGTACAGGGAGCTACTTAATAATATAGGCTCTGGAACAAATACCGCTTTGACTGCCGCCAGAGATGATCTGACTGCCGCTACGGCCGATGCTAAACGTGGTTTGGAGCCATGGCGTAAAGCGGGTACTGATGCCCTTGGTCAACTTCAAGAAAAGATTTCGGCTGGGCCAGGTGAATTTGAAGAGAGCCCGGGGTATCAGTTTAGACTTGCTGAAGGGCAAAAGGCTATTGAGCGTAGTGCCGCAGCAAGGGGCGGAGCGTTGAGTGGGGCAGCAATGAAAGCCGGAATGCGATACGGGCAGGACTTTGCTACAAATGATTATGATAATTTTCTCCGTAGGTACTACGAGTCCATGAGCCCTCTTGAACGGATGTCTGGACAAGGCATGGAAGCTGCGAAAGGTATGGGTGAGTTCGGTTTATCTGGAGCAAGTAGGTTGGGTGAGCTTAGTTTATCCGGGATAAATCAAGAGAACGACGCACGGTTTCGGGCTACACAGGGGATGGCTGGAGCCGCACAGTACGGGGGGGAGTCATTGGCCGGTGGGACTACAAATGCAGCTAATATAATGGCGGCGCAAGACGCAAGACGGACACAAAGGGATGTGGCCTATAACACATGGAAATTAGGGGAGAGTACATTAAATCGGGACCAAGGGATGTGGGGCTATACTTAAATCAGGAGGTTACTAAGAATGACAATACCACAAGTGTATATACCACAATCAGACCATGCGAACGTTATGGCCCAAATGTTACAAAATAGACTTGGCTATGCTAAGTTAAAACCGATGCGTATTTCTGGTAGATCGAGACGTTCTGTACCATCTGATAGCCGAATGACTCGAAGGGCCAAAGAGGACGCAATGGCTATAGCTAATGACCAGGCGAGGGCTAACGTAAGGGCGACTAAAGCTGGAACAATGGACCTATTGTCCCGTGGTGCCGAAAGGAGAACTGCTGCTAAGGAGCAACCTGAAAAAAATAAAATGGCCAAAGAAAAACATAAGTCGGCTATGTTAGACGCACTTGCCAACAGGACTAAAACAGTTATGGGTAATTTAGGAAAGTGGATGCCACAGGTAACACAAGAAAATTATAGAGACCTTTATAACTTTGGGCGTGAAACTCTTGGTGATAATGTAGGTTCCTTTATGCCTGATCCAGATAAGATAGAGGGTATGAGTCCTGTAGAATGGAAAGTAGCCCACAGTAAACTATCAAGTGCCCTTGAAAGCCCGAGTGACAAGAAGGCTAAGGCGGCTGCTATAAAGGGGGTAGAGATAGAGAAAAAACAAATGGTTAAAGATAAGACCGCCGCTCGTAAAGAATATATCCGAATACAAGGTGTGCTTGATAAAGTGCGTAATACCGGTGGGTTTGACCCAGAAATTTTCGCTATGTTATCCTCGGACACACAAGCTAAGTTACGAGATGCTGATCGTGAGGAGTACACTGGGCTATTAGAGGAATACTCCCAACAACTTATGGATGAATATGGTTTTAAGTTTAAAACTAAAGAGGACGATAAGCCTCCTCCGGGAGAATATACGGGCAAAATTATAAGAGATACTGAATCGGGAAAGCGCTTTAAATCAGATGGAAAAAACTGGATTGAGGTTAAATAATGGCATACGTATTTGAAAACGATAGGTATGTAGTTGAGGATGAGGAGCCGACCGATAGGTATGTGGTTGAGGATGAGGAGCCGACCGATAGGTATGTGGTTGAGGATAAGGAGCCGTCGGTTACGGCGGAGCCTGAGGGCCGCACCTTTACAGGTACCTTAAAAGATGTTGGTATAGCGGCGCTTACAGGCGCAATAGCTGTGCCTGAAGCGGCTATGGGCTTATTGGATATTCCGACCGGTGGGCATGCTGGTAAGTTTGCTAAAAAGGTTCTAAAGTTTGATCCTGAAACAGCCAAAAATATTCTCCAAGAATATTACTCTGATCCTCAACAAAAAGCAATACAGTCTGTTGAGGATGCCGAGGGCTTTTGGAATGTGCTAAAGACCGCCGTTAAGAACCCAAGTGTAATAGCACAAACAGCTATCGAATCAGCACCATTAATGGGTGCTGGAGGCACTATAGCAAAAGGAATTAAAGTGGCACCTTGGATTGCTGCGGCGATTGGTGAGGGGCTTGTCGGGGCGGGCTCCTCTGCGGAAGGTATCCGACAGCAGACAGAAGATGAGTTATTAACCCCAGGACAAAGTCTATCGGCGGTTGCCTCTGGTGTAGGAACGGGCGCATTTAATATTGTTGGCGCAAGACTTGCTAAAAAATTTGGATTCAATGATGTTGATACGTTACTTGCCGGCGGTAAAGCTACTGTCCCAAAAAATATTGCAAAAGGAATAGCAAGTAAAACTAAAGACGTTGGGAAACGGGTTGTTGCTGGGGGGATATCCGAAGGCATTTTTGAAGAAATGCCACAGTCTATGCAGGAACAGATATGGGCAAATGCAGCGTTAGGTAAGCCGTTATTTGACGGAGTAGAAAAGGCGACAGTTATGGGGGCACTAACAGGGGGCGTTATGGGAACTGGAGCTAATATTGTACAGGCGTCAGAATCCACACCCACACCCACACCCACACCGGAGCCGGAGCCGGAGCCAACGCTCACACCCACACCAGAGCCGGAGCCGGAGCCAACGGCGCCGCCTATGGATGAAGCGGTTATAAGTAGAATAGGGGAGTCGCTTAAAGCAGGAAAGATTACACCAGAAGATGCCCGTAATTTAATTAAGCGGCCCCGGATGGAGCATTTAGCACCACAGGTTGAAGAACTAATTAAGGTCTTGCCAACGTCACCAAAAGATGCGATAGTGACTGAAACACCAGAGGGAGAAAAAAGACCTATGACGGAAATAACACAAGCAGAGATAGATCACTTGAATACTTTCGTAAAAAAAGGGGCTGTTGAAATAACGTCCCAACATTCTGTGTGGGGTCCAAGATCATTTAAAACAAAAGATGGTAGACTTGAGGTGACACAAAGTCCAGGTAAATTTTTAGGTGGTGGTATTTCAGACAATTATTATACTTTTGTTAAAAACGGAAAAAAACAATTTACAACAGATAATTTTGCTAAAGCTCAAAAAGCTTTCTATAATGAACTTACAGGAAAAACACCAACGGCTGTGGCGCCGGAAAAATCTGCGGATGTGGATAAAACGGTAGTTGATAGAATACATAAAGCTATGAAAGACGGGGAGCTTACATCGGAACAAGTTCGTGAAATAGTTAAACGACCAGAGATGGCGCATCTAGCATCACAGATTAAAATCCCTAAGACTATGTCAATTAAAGAAAATACAAAACTCAGGGAACAGGTTAAAGATATAATTAAGACAAACCTTAAAGAAGGTAATATCGAACAAAACACTCCTGTGAGATTTACAACTGTTGCGGAATTAAACGATATCTTGAAAAAAGGGGAACTGACGGTAGGAGAAGATTTTGAAGGGCAACCAGGTATATCAGCACAGCGAGTTTACGATGATTCTGTAATATCTGCTTATGGTTCTAATGAACAAAAACCTGTGGCTATCATATTCCCGGAGTCTGCAGTTGAAAGTAAAGGACAGTCGGTTGACGAGGTTAAGATGAAAGCCACAACAAAACCCCAAGACCTTAAATTTATTGTTGATGGAAAGTTACAAACATATGACGAACTAACAGGTGAACATGAGGGGGGTGCGGTTAAGTTAAGTGTACCTGAATTTAAGTCATCAGAAGAAGCTTTACGATTTGGCAGGGATGCCACACCAGAGCAAAAGAAAGCTCTACAGCAAGTTCGTGATACCGCAACTAAACGTGCTAAGGAACTAATGGTTAAAAAAGATTTTCCCGGGGTAATGACCGAAACCACAAGAGCACAATTAGCTCTGGAGGCCATTGATGCCGAGAAGATACTTGCTGAACACCCTGAGTATTTGAAATCGGATGCTGTGGAAAAGACGCCCCGTATGGCTGACGAGACACAACAAGCACCCCAACAGGGAACCTTCACACCTATACCACAAGGGTTACGTCGGGGTAATATTATTCGGGTGCTATCTTCTAAGTTAAGTGTGCCTATTCGGGTCGGGAAATTTCGGGAAAAGGCGGCGGGCATTTATAAACTTTTACCGAAAGTTATTCGTATAAAAAAAGCAAATGATTTTCAAACAACAATTCATGAAGTCGGTCACCATATTCAAGAAACACTTGGAATAAACGGGGTGATGCCTCAAGAAGTAAAACAGATGGCTTATCCTGGGGCAAAAAATAAAAATAGAGAGGGTTTCGCTGAGTTCCTGCGGTTCTATATTACCCAACCGGGTAAGGCTCGTAAAGACGCCCCGGATTTTTATAAGACGTTTGAACAAGCGTTAAACGGGCAACCCGATATAAAAAATGTACTGGTGAAAGCAAAGGAATCATGGAACGCTTTTCAGGAGACGTCTGATGTTAGTAAGGTGCATTCCTTTATTGTGTCTGGTAATAGAAAAAAAGCACACATTACTTTTGACGAGTTGTATACCGAAATTAAAGATAATTTATACCCGATTAAAAAAGCTGTAAAAGTAGCGGTTAAAGCAGGTGCAAAATTATCTGATGCCACTGACCCGTATATTTTAGCTCGGTTAGCACGAGGATGGGAACGAAAAGCTGATCAATTTTTGAGACATCAGCCCTTTCGGTACACTGGCGACGAGGTTAAATTTTCTGGTAAAAGTTTAAGGGAAATTTTGGCACAAACAGAAAAGGCTGGTGAAAGAGGGTTACTTGATACATATTTACTCGCACGTAGGGCAGTAGCTGATTCCCGTGTGTTAGAAGGTTTTCGGGGGGTATTGTCTAAAGATAATTTTGTTAATACAGTAAAAGAGTTGGAGCCTAAATTCAAACAGGTTGTAAAGAATCTTGATGAGTATAACAATATGCTCCTTGATTATCTTGTTGATTCAGGACGTATAAGCACTGAAACAGCGGAAACTATTCGTGCTGAAAATCCGTTTTATGCCCCATTGTATAGGGTTATGGAGGGGGGCACTGGTAGCTTAAAGCAAAAGACAGATAGCCCTATTAATCGATTAAAAGGAAGTTCACGGGATGTATATAGCCCGACAGAAAATATCCTTAAAAACACATACGCTATTATACACTCTGCGGAGAGAGCGCAAATCGGTAGGGCGCTTCTCGGTCTTACTGAAGTTAAAGGCATGGGGGGTCTTATAGAAAGAGTGCCGTTTAGCATAAAGCCTGAGAAAATAAGAAAAGATGATTTTCTGAAAATATTAAGCGAATACGGTGATACTCAAAAAATAATAAGTATTAAAACATCTGAGAGGACTTTAACAAAGAATTTAAAAAATATTTCCTCAAGTAAAAAAATGGAGGCGGTTGCTAAAGGGGCATTAATGGATCGGGGTTGGACAGAAGCGGAAGCCAGTCAGGTAATTCGACGTATAAAGGACGCTACTCCTGAAGAGGTTAATGGTGTTATGGAAAAGATAGTTGAAAAAAATACCATTAAAGTTATTAAAGAAGAACTTGGGTTCTCAGGGATGCCTGATTCAGTTATAACTACTTTTAGACCAAATTATAAAGCTGGTAAGAATGAAATCATATTGTATGATAAAGGCAAACCGGTACTGGTCGAACTGGACCCTTTTTTACATAAAGCAGTTACAGGTTTAAACGAAGGGGAGGTTAATGCTCTTGTCAAATTCGCTTCATACCCGGCTAAATGGTTACGTTCTGGCGCCACAACTTTCAGTCCTGAGTTTGGTATTAGAAATCTATTAAGAGACCAGATGACAGCCTTTATACAATCCCGATACGGGTTTATACCAGGTGTCGACTTTCTAAAGGGCGTAGCACATATGGTCGGGGGGACTAAATTATGGCAGGAATTTAACGCCAGTGGTGCAGCGCATTCTGCGATAGTCTCTATGGATAGGGATTATCTAAGTAAAAATCTGAAAGAAATATTAGGAACAAAAATTAGTATGAATCCGTTAAAAATAATGCAACGGGTATCAGAGGTTACTGAGGAAGCTACACGAGTGGGCGAGTTTGCTAGAGCCCGTAAGAAAGGGGCGCCCTTAAGAACTAGCGGAATAGCAGGACGTGAAGTAAGTTTGGACTTTATGCGACTTGGGGGCTCGTCGGCCAGAGCGATAAATCTAATTTCAGCTTTTTGGAATGCACGAGTGGAAAGTCTTGATAAAATGGCCCAAGCTTTTAAAGAGGCCCCCGGGAGAACGGCGGCAAAGGCCTTTCTTAGTGTGACTTTGCCAAGTGTACTTCTTTGGCTAACTCAAAAAGATGACGAGTATTATAAAGAATTACCGTCCTGGAGAAAGACTGGTTTTTGGAATATACGGGTAAATGATGCAGACGGGAATTTTAAAATGTTTGTCCCGATCCCAAAGCCGTTTGAGTGGGGCCTATTATTCGGGAGTTTACCAGTAGCAATGCTGGACTGGATGTATACAAAAGACAAGACGTTAGCTGGGGAAACTGCTAAATCAATTACAAAATCATTTAATTTAGTTCCTATGCCAACGGGAGCGGTGCCTATTGCGGAATGGTGGGCTAATAAGAGTTGGTTTTTTGATCGGCCATTAGTTTCTCGTGATAAAGAAGGTTTAGAGCCCTATCTTCAGTATAACCAAAAAACATCAGAAACAATGAAACTTGTAGGCCGTATGCTAAAAGATATTCCAGGCCTAAAGGGGGTAGCAAATCCAGCAAAATTAGAGAACATCTTAAAAGGGTATACCGCTGGTGCTGGTAGACTTGCATTAGATGGTACCGATTGGTTGCTAAAAACACTTGGGGTAGTTAAATCACCACCTGATACTGAAATGACAATATCAGATATACCGGGTCTACGGGCATTCGGGGTAAGATTTCCAAGCGCTAATGCCATGAGTATATCACGATTCTACAAAGATTATATAAAAGAAAAACGCACATGGGAAAGTAAAAAAGAAGTAGCAGGTGTTCGTGGTGGGGGCATAAAGAATCTTAATAAACTGAACCCAAAATTATGGAAAATGGAGCGTACTGCAACGTCGTTATCAACCCTCAGAAAAATGGTACGAAAGTTACACGATAGTAAAATGGCATCTAAAGAAAAAACAAAAATGCAAAAAGAACTATATTATGCTATGATCAATATAGCAAGACGACATTACGGAATGCCAATGATAGGGAAAAAAAATGACTAAACGAATAAATGTCCCACCAATGTCCGAAAAGCCTGTTGATCAAGTGGGACTTATATCCAGAATATGGTATAGTTTCTTTGTAGATTTACAAAAAGCGGTAAACGCCTCCAGTGATGCAGGTGTTAAAAGCGCCATGTCTATTACAGGTGCCCCCTCGACGTCAGATACAGAGGTTATGGGGCTATTTGATACAAAAGGTCTGATGACTCCAGCTATGGTAACAGAATTAGACGAACTTGATTACGTTCAGTCGCCTACAATACTTACAGGTGGCGGAATAACAGGAGGTACAAATGCCGGTACGTATAAGGTAAGTACCCTAACTGCAAAATTACGAGTATCTAATTCCACAACAGCGGAGCTTGTGACAGTAACTCTCGCCGAGCAAGATAACCAGACGATACCTGCGGAAAATATAACTTACTTTGTAAATCTGAATTATAACGATGGTGATCCTATTTTTGAGTGTAGTGTGGATTTACCAAATCTTACGACGGCTATTCCGATTGGTCGGGTTATGTACGATGGGACAGAATTACATAGGACTCTGGCGGGCTTCTATTTAGCCGAGAATGCAAAAAAATTGTATATGAGGGCGTTTAAATTACGTGGTATAGAGTTGGTTTCAGGAACATCTACTATCAGTTATTTGGCAACTGATAGTATTGCATTGGCGGCGGGAGCCGCTTATATAGGTGGGAATTATGTTTCCGCAGGGGCGTTTGATTCGTCAACTCATACTTTCACAATGGTTTACCAAGATGGTGCTGGCGGTTGGAAAGAAGGAAACCCTCTAACGGGTACGGATATTGCTTTCGTAGATGGGGGTGGCGGCAACGATTCTATTACCCAAACCGCTGCTAAATTTATTAAAGCAGGGTACGTGGTCGGGGATGAGCTAACAATTACCGGGTCTACAAATAATAATATCACAACAGAAATTTTAGCGGTAACAGCAGGTACAATTGAAGTTGGTACCGGACTATTAACAACGGAGGGTGCAGGTGCCTCTGTTACCCTTAAGGTTAAAAAACATAAGGTTGACTTTGCTCATTATGATGACGGTACTGGAGAATTGGCACTTATAAAAAATGCGAAGTATGGTAACTTCTGGGTATGGAGACATGCTGATGATGGGCACGTATATATCGTGTATGGCAGGGACTCATATTCTTTAGCAGCGGCCGAATCCGCATTAATGCCAACCCACCCAGACCATTTGGATGACTTTGGCGCATGGATTGGCACTTTCGGAATGCCCTATGGGGGTGGGAGTTTTTCTTATATCTTAATGGCTGGAATTCGATCCTTTTCAGGTGCAGCCGTTGGCGACCATGCGTTGCTTAGTAACTTATTAATATCAGACTCCGGGCATACTATATCCACAACCGATAAACTCTTAGGCAGGTCAACAGCCGGGGCCGGGGCCGTAGAGGAAATAACACTAACTGCGGCAGGCCGAGCGTTACTTGATGATGTAGACGCAGCGGCGCAAAGGGCTACCTTAGATGTAGATCAGGCAGGTACCGGGGGCGGTACAGATGTTACGCTCAATGCGTCTGCTACGGCCGGAGGGTTAAGTATTACCGACCAAGAGATAAGTAACAGAGCTGCAACGAATGCTCAAACGGGATATGCTACCGCCGCACATATAACCGCTATTGAAGTAAATACAGCAAAAAATACGAACGTACCCACTTCTCTAACAATAGGCACAAAGACCGGAACAACTATGGGTATAACGTCTGATGGAGGTGCTGACGATGTAATACTTCCGGCGGCTACAACCACAGAAGCCGGACTAATGACAGAGGCCCAGTTTGATAAACTTGATGGTATAGAGGCAGGTGCGGACAATAGTACAGATGTTACACTCAATGCGTCTGCTACGGCCGGAGGGTTAAGTATTACCGGTCAGGAGATAAGTAACAGAGCCGCAACAAATGCCCAAACGGGATATGCTACCGCCGCACATATACAGGCTATTGAAGCAAATACAGCAAAAACTGGGGTAACCACTGAAATATCTGATATAATTGAGGATACAACACCTCAACTCGGTGGGGACCTTGATACAAATGGGAAAACGATAAACCTCCTTTCGTTTGATGCGGCTATTGAACTTACAATCTCATCTGGTGTGGTTACAAAAATACAGACACTACATACAATTGATACTGAAGCTGACGCAATAACAGACGATCTTGTCACTATTAACGGTGGGGCTAATGGTGATGTAATTTATATTCGAGCGGCAAATGCCGCAAGAGACATTGTTTTAAAAGACGGAACTGGGAATCTTGAGTTAAATGGTTCTGATATAACTTTAGATAATACAAGCCTATATGTTTGTTTAATTTATGATTCAACCCTTGTAAAATGGGTTATATCTGGTGGGTCTGGTGGGTCTGGGGGTGGCCTACCAACTATAGCAGCAAATACCGAACGCCCCATGCCTGGAAATTCAGGTTCGATGTTTTATGCTACGGACATATACAGCCAGTTTATTGATGTTGTTGATGGTTGGATGCTAACTACCGGAACGGGGCCAAACAATCTCTCAAGGGTAGCTCGTAAAACAGGTACCGATTGGGACGGTGCGGCCAGTGTGGCCTTTAGTCCTGACGGGAAGTACGTAGCTGTGGTCAATTACGATATCGGTGCAGTGGAAGTTATGAATGTATCTGATCTTTCAAGGGTAACTCGTAAAATAGGTACCGATTGGGGCGGCGCGCATGGTGTGGCTTTTAGTCCTGACGGGAAGTACGTAGCTGTGGCCAGTTACGGTGCTGACGCAGTGGAAGTTATGAATGTATCTGATCTCTCAAGGGTAGCTCGTAAAACAGGTACCGATTGGGACGGTGCGGCCAGTGTGGCCTTTAGTCCTGACGGGAAGTACGTAGCTGTGGCTAGTTACGATGCTGATGCAGTGGAAGTTATGAATGTATCCGATCTTTCAAGGGTATCCCGGCAGACAGGTGCCGATTGGAACGGGGCGTACGGTGTGGCTTTTAGTCCTGACGGGAAGTACTTGGCTGTTGCTAGTTACGGTGCTGACGCAGTGGAAGTTATGAATGTATCCGATCTTTCAAGGGTATCCCGGCAGACAGGTACCGATTGGAACGGCGCAATGTTTGTAGCCTTTAGTCCTGATGGGAAGTACGTAGCTGTGGTTAGTTACGATGCTGATGCAGTGGAAGTTATGAATGTATCCGATCTTTCAAGGGTAACTCGTAAAACAAATACCGATTGGGAAGGCGCATTTGGGGTGGCCTTTAGTCCTGATGGAAAGTACTTGGCCACAGCTAGCTCGACTGCTGACGCAGTAGAGATTATGCACGTACCCGATCTTTCAAGGGTAGCTCGTAAAACAGGTACCGATTGGAACGGTGTGCATAGTGTGGCTTTCAGTCCCGACGGGGAATATTTGGCTATGGCTAGTAGTCAAGCTAACTCAGTAGAAATTACGAGGTAAAAAAAAAAAATGAACAGTGAACAGATTTATGAAATTATACAAGAATTAAGGGAATTAGCAAATGAACTTAAATGGTCTGACCGAGATAATCAAGGAAGTTATTGGTAGGTGGCAAGGTGGGAAAGAACGGGCTGCTGAAGCAAAAGCCACGTTACTTACGACAAAATTTGTTAAACTAAAATCTAAGGCTGCGGGGTTACTAAATGGAACACAACCGAAGGAGAGCAGACGGATTGGCGTCATTAACTGAGAGGGAGTTACTGGTGGCGCATACGGTTAAGATAGAAAATATTCTTAATAGTATAACAGATTTAAACAATAATTTAAGTAAACATTATGAAAGGATTGATATGAAGGTAGACTGGAGGGACTTTAAATGGGTAATAGGACTAATTATCGCCGGGGTTATCGGTCTATTGGGGTACACAAGTACCCTCAGTAATATAACAACAAAAAATAGTATTGCAATTACAGCACTTCAAAAAACAAATATTAAACGACTTCTACTGCAACAAGAAGGACTCAAATTACATCCTTATAGATGCACCGCTGGAAAGTGGAGTATAGGGATCGGTCGGAATCTTAGCGATAAAGGTATAACATACAAAGAGGCTCTTTATTTATTTAATAATGATATTGATCAATGTATTAACGATCTTGATATTTTCTTTTTCCCAGGTCAATTTAGATTTTTTCCAGAAAATATCCAATCAGTTTTAGTTAATATGCGATTCCAACTTGGGCATACTGGGCTAAAGAAATTTAATAAAATGCTGGCAGCTTTTAAAAAAATGGATTATACAGAGGCAGCAATACAAATGAGGGACTCCTATTGGTATCTTCAAGTACCGAAAAGGGCTAAAAAATTAATTACTATGGTAGAGGAATCAATTATATGAGAGAGATTTACGAAACATCAAAAAAAATTACAGACATGGCGGATGTTATCGAGTGTGCCCTTAGGAGCTATAACCCAGGGACCTCACGAGCGCCGGTTTCCGTTACAAAACTAAAAGAAAAAAGTATATCGTTGGGTGATCTGGTTGCGGATCTAACAGATATGCTAAGGGACAAAAAATGAAAAAATTAATAGTTACAGTCGGACTTCCTAAAAGTGGCAAATCAACCTGGGCAAAAAAACAGAACCTCCCTATTGTAAGTCGGGATGCTATCAGATTAGCTTTGCATGGGGAACGTTTTATTCCTGTGGCAGAAGATATGGTTAGAATTTTAGCACATTATATGACAAAATCTCTTTTCTTAGCAGGGTGTACTACTGTAATTTTAGACGAATGTAACATTACACAGAAGCTTAGAGATAAATGGATGACCTCAGAATGGGATACAGAATTTAAAATTTTTTATACTTCTGAAAATATATGTATTAAACGAGCAGAATTAGAAAATGATACTGTTATTATTCCTATTATAAAAAATATGGCTAAAACCGCTGACTTTTTTAAAAAGGACAAAAAATGAAAATTAACGAGAAGCCGATTGGTACATTTAAAG